ACTTACGTTGAAACATTGAGGGTATGGAATGAAGATTTCGATTATTGGGCCAGGTCTAATGCCAATACCACCGAAAGGGTGGGGTGCTGTAGAGTCTCTCATATGGGACATGGCTAACGCCTTGAAGGACTTAGGGCATGAGATACAGATTATTAATACCACAGACCCTAATAAAGTTCTTTCATCAATTAAAGAGTTTGATCCAGACTTTGTACACATTAACTATGATGACTTTATAGTTCTATATCCACACATCGATAAACCAAAGGCGATGACATCACACTTTGGTTATCTGGAAAGACCAGACATGATGAATGGGTATGTGAATATCTTCAACAAGTTTCAAGAGATGAAACCGAATGTGTTTTGTCTATCAGAGGGAATCAAAAATATCTACAAGGTCTTCAGTAATTTTCCAGAAGAGAAATTATTTGTAACACCAAACGGTGTGAATGTTGATGCCTTTAATTTTAAGGAAGAACCAGCACATCCACATCGCAGTATGTATCTTGCAAAGGTTGACTATCGTAAGAGACAACATCTATTTCAGAACATCGACAGTCTCTGGTTTGCTGGTAATATTGTTGATGAAAGATATGATACAAAGAACAACTATCTTGGTGAGTGGACTAAGGATCAACTCTATAAAGAACTTACAGACTATGGTAATCTAGTTCTATTGTCTGATGGTGAAGCACACTCTCTTGTTATTATGGAGGCATTTGCTGCTGGTCTTGGTGTGGTCATCAGTGAATATGCAAGAGCAAACTTAGATTTAGATAAGAAGTTTATCACCCTCATACCTGAGAAGAAGATTAAAGATATTGATTATGTTGAAGGACAAATCATAAGAAATAGAGAATACTCTATCAAACATCGTGATGAGATTCGTGAGTATGGAAAACAATTTGCATGGAAGAAGATGTTGAAAGAACATTATCTACCATCGATTGAAAAACTCATCGCAGAGAAACCAAAGATAGACCTACCTCTATATTCTGGTGACAAGAACAAAGCTGCATACAAGTTAAAGAACTTCGGGCCTCTGTACTACATCAATCTTGATGGACAACCAGAAAGAGATACTGCAATGCAGTCAATGTGCAAGTATTGGGAACTGAATCCAACTCGTATATCTGCCTTTGATGGTCGTAACAGTACTTAAACCATATACTTGAAGGAAGTCATGACATAGGTATATCATCTGGAGAAGTTGGTTGTGTCACATCACATCTCAAGGCAATCAAACAATGGTATGAAACTACAGATACACCTTATGCAATCTTTGCTGAAGATGATGTCAGTTTTGATACTGCACGTTTCTGGAAGTTTACATGGGATGAGTTTGTAGAGAAACTGCCCTATGATTGGGATGTAGTTCAACTTGCAATCATCAATCCAGGCGTGGTCTATGCAAGTATGCATGCCCGTTGGGTCAATGATTTCTCAACTGCATGTTTCATGGTTACTCGTCATCATGCTAAGAAACTGATTGACCATCATTGTGTGGGTGATAAGTTTCGTTTAGACCAAGGTGTCAAACCAAGACCAGTTGCTGATGACTTGATATACAATTGTGGTCGAACATATGCAATACCTCTCTTTCATTATAAGATTGAGATGGGTTCATCAATACATCCAGAACATATTGAAGTTTTTCACAAGGGAAGTCATAAAGGAATTTTGAATCATTGGAGAGAACAACTTGCACAAATGGAAGACCAAAGTAAGTTATTCAACTATGATCCATATCTAGGCCGTATTCCACCAGAATGTCAGGATAAGTAAACGCTTGCCAAGATTATGATATTCTGTTACTATAAATACCATTACATAGAACAAAGGGATCGAAAGATCGTGCCCCTGCGTAGAATGTAAAAATCTTGTCGAAAGATTTTCCATCCGCAGGTTTTTATTATCTGCGAGACACTTTAAAAAAAATGTTTAAAACTTCAATTGCAGCACTTGCTGCCGCTCCTCTACTCGCCTCTGGTGCTGCATTTGCAGGCCCTTACGTTAATTTAGAGGCAACTGGTTCATACCCTGATGGTGCATATTCATCTGGTGGATTAGAAGCAGTAGTAGGATACGAAGGAACAACTGAATCAGGTATTGGTTGGTATGTTGCTGGTGGCCCTACAGCTACTCACACAGAAACTGCTGATGAGTTCGGTGATGTAGAATTCATTGGATACCTTGGTGGTTCTTATGATAAGTTCTACGGTGAAATCTCTGGCGTAACTGCTGAAGATGACGTTGATTGGGCTGGAAAAGTAGGAGTAAAATTTACTTTCTAAATCAAACTAAAATTATGTTATGAGTGACGTTAATTTTGTTAAGCATCGGGTGTTCAGAGAGACACCCGATGTTATTTTTTACGACATATCCGTAGAGGATTCAAATGCATCTGACCTTGTAGTACATGCAGGGCCTGCCATATCACCACCTGACGATAAAGTCGGTGCGAAACAATTTTATATACACTATCATCAAGTAGATCACAATCGTGTTGTGTCTGGAGAGAGAACTTTTGAGTTAGTGAATAGAGACTGGAAATATCCCTATCATATCGTGCATCTAAATCGACAGAGTGGTGCATTGGTCATACCTACAAACACATATCATCGTTCTGTATCTGGAGAGAATGGTTCTATTGTAATTAATCAGGCAGTTCGTGACGATTTATTTCGAGCAGAGAATGAGTTTAATCCTGTATCAGCTGCAGAAGATATTGAGTTGTATGAAATATTAATTAATGAGAAACCTGTGGTTCATACATTGTGATTAATAAAGTAATATTGGTTCTCATATTGACATTTATTTTTATTGAAGGCCTTCACGTTCGGTATCATCAGACACAGAACTGTAACAGTATTGAGATAGTAGAATAAGTAAAAGTTATATAATTCTTAAGATTTTCTTAATAGTATGTGTGAATATGGACAAAATAGTTGACAAAAGTTAATATATTATATATAATAATGTAACATATCTTAATGAAACTTAAATGACTGTAACAACAGAAAGTGGCGGAAGACAAAATGCTTTCCCAAATGAAACTCGCCCATATATCGATGAGTCAGTTTCATACGATGGTTATCCTCAGAATGCTGAGAAAGTCAATGGTCGTTGGGCTATGATTGGTTTCGTTGCACTCATCGGTGCATATGCAACCACAGGTCAAATCATTCCAGGCGTATTCTAATGGACACAAAACATCCTTATTGGAAGTACGCAGAACTAGTCAATGGGTCGTCTTGCGATGCTTGGTCTAGTAATCGGCACAATCAACTACAGTCTATTCGGATGGATAGCGCCAGGTTTATTTTGA